GTTGCGGGAATAAACAACGTGCCGCAGCTAAGTTGTTCGCCTGATTCATGGATAAGGACTGTTTCGACTGCTACGCCACTTTCAGCCGTATGCAACATCTGCACAAAAGCTAAACCGTTAGCAGACAAAGCAGGTCGCACAGCGTCAATGACTGATGCCAAGCTACTGTATGCAGATTTAAAGTGGGGATTTTTACTATCTTTGGCTGCGTGGGACATTGCTGCCTGAGCTTTTACAAGGGATTTTGCTAATTCGTTCATTTATGCACCTGTATGTTGTCCTGACGGGTATGTCAGTAAGATAGATATTAAGGCATCTAAATACATAAGTCAAACCATACAGAAAGATTCTGTTAAGATTGCTACATGAATACAACAGAAATCATTGAGACACTAGGTGGCACGTTTGCTGTAGCCAAGCTATGCCGTGTAAGTCCGCCAGCCGTAAGTCAATGGCGCAACAACGGTATGCCTGGTGACAAGCTAGTGCTTTTAGCTGCTGAACTTGAAAAGAAATCAGATGGCAAATGGAATCGTAAAGAAATCCCCAACTGGCAACAAATCTGGCCTGAGTTGCATAAAGTTAAAAAGCGACTATAATTTAATTGTTGTCGTGGAAGATAACTAAGCCGTTTTAGTCTGTACCTTGAGCCTCCGGGCTGGCATCCTTAAAAAAGATGTTCTTCCACCAAGATACAGATTAAAGCGGCTTTTTTGTTTTTAAAGATAACTGTCAGGGCGCATTAGCTAATAGAGTGACCACTCGTACCCAGAACAGGTTAAGTTATAAAGTTTTATCCCGTGTGACCCGCACGCCCCAGTAGAGAAATCGAACAGGATATAGACAGAGTAGAGAAATCTACTAAAACCATTTACTCTAGGTATTGATCTTTAACACCTGCAAAGACTGCTAGTGTTCTAGGGAATCTAGGGGTGGGGTGAGTTGCCTGCCACAAAGCTAACAAGCTACAGGTCTGTCGTAAAGGATTTATCCTCAACTACTACGGTGGGTGGGTATAAGGGTAGGGGAACTATTGTCAAATACATTTAACATCTGACGGAAATGTCACATATATTGTACAAATACCGACTTTATGTATCATAAGTAATACATAGATAACAGTAGGTTAAAAACAACAGTTTAATTGCTGCTTTTTTTTAAACACTCTGTTAAGATAACTAAACAATAGGAGATCAACATGACAGAATACGTTGTTTATTCATTGATTGCAGGGATGGTAACTTTTGTGTGGTTGTGGAAAACTCGATTACAGAAAAACGTACGACTTGACGTTGACAAACCGTGTCATTGTTTGCATCCCATTAAATGCGACTTGTTTGACAAATGTATGCGAGGTGAGAAATGAACGAGAAAATTATGCGTTTGGCTATAGAAGCTGGCTTTCTTAATGGTGACTTAGAATTGTTTCCTGAAACTATTGAGCGCTTTGCCCAACTTGTGCGAACTGATGAATGTGAGGCAATTGCAAGAATGTTTGAAACAAAAATATGGCTTATGAAAAAAGAGAAATTGTCGCAGCAATCAGAGCAAGGGGTGAGAGATGAACACACAACAAAGAATTCTTAAATTTTGTTTAACGCCACAAACTGTGAAAGATATTGCCGAACATTGTGCGCTAGAGAAAGCGTCTATTTATTCTCATTTGCTTACTTTACAGAGATCCAAAAAGATTGAGAAACGTGGGGACGGTAAACGCAGAGCAATGCCTGCCGTGTTTGTAACCATTCAACAAGCGCCAGTTGCAACGCAACATACGGATGATTATCAAAACTTGGTGTTAGTTTGGGCGCATAACCCGTTTGGGTCTAATTTGGAGGCAGCGTGACCGACTATTCACCACACCCAGCCATAGAATACATTTGGGACAACGCACCTGCCTACGCTAAGGCCAAGGGTGAATTGGCGCAGCTAGAGGCGTTTAAATCAAGCCTAAAGGCTATTCTGATGAAGAAGTCAGGTGAATCCACGGTAACGGCTCAGGAACGGGAAGCCTATGCTCACCCAGATTATCAAAACCATTGCCATGCAATCGGTCAAGCCACCGAAAAAGTCGAGTTGTTAAAGTGGCGGCTAACGAGCGCACAATTAAGGTTTGATGCCTGGCGCAGCGAACAAGCTAATAACCGCAACATGGACAAATTGACCAAATGACAGCAAACGACACCCAAACTGGCGGCGCTCATTACCAGGTCAAAATACAACCTTGGGATTACATTGTTGAAAATAACTTAGGTTATTTAGAAGGCAATATCATAAAATATGTAACGAGGTACAAAGCAAAAGGTGGGGTTGAAGATTTAAAGAAAGCGCAACATTACTTAAGTAAACTAATCGAAGTTAACTCAAAGGATTGACATGGCTATTACCTTTTATTCTGAGCAAGAAAATGGTACTGAAGTGCTGATTACAACCGAGGATGAAGGATTAAACGAAATCTTTGAAGTATTTAAAAACTTTCTTAAAGCCAACGGTTACGATCCTGACGTATATGACTTTTCAAACGAACCGCTAGACTTTGATGAGTAGTTGGTTAATAGTGCTGACAGGCTCTATATACGCTTATATCAGCGTTGAACAACTATTTAAGGGTAATGTACCCATGTCAATTACTTACGCAGGATACGCCCTTGGTAATGTCGGCTTGTATTGGATGGCAAAGTGATCTATTTGTTAACGGCTTTTGTGTTATGCCACCTTGAAGCAGCGTGGGGCTGGTGGGTAGCCTTTGGTTTATGCTTAATTATTGATGGGTTAAGGCGTTTATGAATGACTATTCTGAATGTTTGATTAAGATCAACGCAGGTTTAAACGATTACCGCAATGCTATTTTGCGTAACAATATGTTTGAAGCCTTTAAAATTGCTGAAGATTTGAAACATTTGTGTCAATGGCTTGAAGGTTGGACTTATCAAAAGGTCAAAAGTGGTAACTAAGACCGAAAAGAAACATTACGACAAACTTGCCCAGATTGGTTGCGTGCTTTGTAAACACTTGGGTTATGGCGAAACACCTGCCCATATTCACCACATTCGCAGATTGGGCATGAAACGCAGCAATGCAGACGTTATACCGCTGTGTCCTGAACATCATTTAGGCAAGACTGGCGTACACGGGTTGGGCAGAAAAGCGTTTGAATTAACCTATGGGTTAACAGAAGATGACCTTTTATTAACCTATTGCTCATGAACCCTTACAAAATTACAGAGCCAACGTGCATTAGTTTTAGCGGCGGTAGAACGTCGGCTTATATGCTATATCAAGTATTGCAAGCCAACAATGGATTGCCCCGTGATGCAGTAGTTTGCTTTGCCAATACGGGAAAAGAAGATGCTGCAACTTTGAAGTTTGTGAATGATTGCGAAACAAACTGGAATGTGCCTATTGTTTGGCTAGAGTTTAAAAACGCAGATGCAGTTAAAGATAGATGGCAACAAGTTACTTATGTAACCGCTAGTCGCAATGGCGAACCGTTTGAGGCCATGATTAATCGTAAAAATTACTTACCTAATACATTTGCTAGATTTTGTACGCAAGAATTAAAAATCATTCCAATTAATAGGTATATGGAAAGTTTAGGTTTTAAGGATTTTGTTACTTTCGTTGGCATCAGGGCTGATGAACCACGAAGAGTCGCCAAGATGCGTAACAACAAAGATATAAAAGAAACACCATTGGCTACCGCAGGCGTATGCGTCAATGACGTTCTAGATTTTTGGAATGGTCAACTGTTTAATTTAGACACAATTACAGTTAACGGTAACTCTTTATTGAGCAATTGTGATTTATGTTTTTTAAAGAAAGCAGACCATTTGATGTCTTTAATAAAAGATAAGCCTGAACGTGCTATTTGGTGGGCAAACATGGAACAAAAAATAGACGCTAGGTTTAACCAGGCACATCCTAGTTATGCAAGTATGGTGCAGTTTGCATCACAACAATTGTCTATGTTTGACCAAGACGAAGAAGGTATTGCTTGCTTTTGTGGTGATTGATTACAGTTCAAGCGGATCAAACCCTAATTCATTGGCAATTTGCGCTGCGTAACGTCTAAACGTGTCATCGTGTTTATCCCATTTTGACGTATTCCAACGCTTGCAATGGATCATTTCATGGGCAAGAGTGCGAATAACTGTGGATAAATGCCCATTTTTAGCTTTAGAGATGGTAATTATGTGGCGTTCTGTCAGGTCGCAATAGAAATAAGTACCCATAGCGTCAAGTTCATTAGTAACTTTAAACTCAATCAGTGATATTTCCGGTAGATGCCAACCAGAAAATGGCTTGAGCGTTTTAAGCATTGAATAGATTGACTCAAGCATTTTGGAGGTCAGTTTCATACTAAACCTTTACGATTTTGCCACGGAACACCACTTCGTCTTCGCCAAACACTTGAACCAGTTCGGGCATTAACAACTTGCCCCGATCCCAAGTAAGTACGGCGAACCCTGAACGCCAATCTTTAGGATTGTCTTCGGTATAGTCGGCAAACTGCATATTGTTGGGTTCTGCTAAAGTACCCGTTTGGACACCGTACCTTGTACCGTTGTAATCGGTAATCGGCTGAACAGCAAGGACATGGGTGTGACCTGTAACGATAGACGTACCGCCGTGCAAAGTATTGTTATACCCTGCGTACTTGCCACCTTTAAACCTATGCTTGATGCAAACGTCCTCATTTACCCAATATGACCAACATGGCGACCAACGAGGGAAATGGTCTTTTAATGTAAAACCCTGAACTCCCTCATAAGCAGCGGCTTGGTTTGCCAACATGGTTTCAAAGCGTGCGTCATGATTGCCTAAAGTCCAAATTAACGGGCATTTTGTAATGTCTTCGATTTTGCCCAAATAGAACTTGCAAGCCTCTAATTCATCTTTAACCGTGGGTTTGGAGGCCCACCCAATGCGTGGGTAACGGGAAATAGCACCACCGTCAAATGCGTCCCCGTTGTTTACAATTACGGTTGGACGTAGTAATTTAATAAAATGAATCAACGCTTTGAAGGCTGTGGTGGTATCGTCAGGCCAGAAGTGAGCGTCCGAAAATACAATTACTATGCCTTTTTCAATGTCAATGCCACGGCGAATGTTGCCAGGCGTGTCGTGAATCTTTTTAACAAAGGCATTTTGTTGCGAGTTATGGGTAATTAATCGAATGTTATGCTTAAATTCAATGGATCGCCTACGAGCGTAAACATTTCTTAAAGCAATATTTAATCTTTGTGCAACTAACCCTGGGCTGCCTAACTCGTTCCAAACTTTAATAAATTCATCATCGGTATACACAAGTGACATAAAATTACCCCATGAGAGCAAAACGAGTCGATATAAATCAAAAAGATATAATCCACGCCCTAAGAACTTTCGGTGCAATTGTTGTGGATTTATCGGGAGTGGGCAAAGGCTGCCCAGATTTATTAGTTGGCTTTAAGGGTAAAACCTATCTTATTGAAGTTAAAAAAGATAGTAAAGCGAAATTTACCTTACCACAGTTACAGTTCAATGAATCATGGAATGGCGGTGTCATTGCTCGAATAGAAACGGTTATTGAGGCTATTGACCTGTTAAATTAAATGCAAAAGGTTTAAAATCGGTATAACTGTTGCACATAGCTTTAATTTGAGTAAAATTCATTTACCTTAATTCAGGACAAATAACATGGCCTACGAAAAAATGCCCAAGGGTGTCGCATCAAGTGATCGCACCGGCACAAAGAAAGTTGGCGCTTCAAGCGTTGATAAAGAACAATTCCACAGCGGTGCAACTGGCGAGAAAATGCCTAAAGGCGTTCTATCATCAGATACTAGCGGCGAACGTAAGCGTCCTATCGCTGGTGGCGTTGGCATGGGCAAGGCTGATGGTATCGGCGCACGCGAAGCCAGTCACATGGGTAAGCATGACGGTCGCTTAGGTGAAATGAAAGGGCACATGGGCGAAAAAGTGATTTATTCACATTCGCGCATGGATCACGATCAGGATTGCTAATCGCAGCCGGTGGTGTTAGCGCACCACAGACTGCTAATCAGACATAAAAAGGCTTATGAATGACTGCTATCAATTCTAGTGCTAGTTGTTACGACTGTCTATTTTGGCTGCGTGGTGATGTCCACGGTCAATGTAGACGGTATCCTATTCATCATTTAAAACACATGAATGAATGGTGCGGCGAGTATTCAAAGATACCCGTAATCGTAGAACCCTACGAAGAAGTCATTAAAAAGCGTGGCAGACCCGCAAAGAAGGTTGTTTATGCTTAAGCCACTAAAAGACAAAATTGTCGTTAAACCCGATATAAGGGTAAAAAGTTCAATTATTGAAGTCATAATGTCTGAAAAAGACAACATGGGCGAAGTAATTGCTGTCGGGCCACTCGCTGCTGATAAACTCGAAGTGGGTGATTACGTCCGTTTTGGAACGATGGGTACGGATGAATACCTGAGTTATCACGAATATTACGAAAATAATGAACGCTATCTTGTGATGTCTTGGCAAGATGTTTGCTTTATTGAGGAAAATTGTGCCTAAACACGACAAACCAATCGCTCATACGACCATCGGCAAGGGTAAGAATTACAACCCTACCGAAAAAGGTGCGGGAATGACCGCGAAAGGTCGTGCTGAATACAATGCAAAGAATGGTTCGAACTTAAAGCCACCAGCGCCAAACCCAAAGACAGAAAAAGACGCAGGACGCAAGAAATCGTTTTGCGCTCGAATGGAAGGTGTAGTGCGTAATGCTAAAGGCCCAGCGGAACGGGCGAAACAAAGCCTCAAAAATTGGAAGTGTTGACATGAAATCCGGTCTATACGCAAATATCCATGCAAAACAGGAACGAATTGCCCGTGAAAAGGCAGAAGGTAAACCTGTCGAACGAATGAGAAAGCCTGGCAGCAAAGGCGCACCAACTGCCGCAGCATTTAAACAATCAGCCAAAACAGCTAAGGGGAAATAATGTTAAAGAAATCTGCTAGTCCTAAAGCATTTAAATCAAACATTAAAACCGAAATCGCTGCGGGTAAACCCGTAAAACAGGCAGTAGCAATCGCCTACGCTGAAAAACGTGAAGCAGAAAAGAAAGGTAAAAAGAAATGACTTTAAACTTAACGCCGCAACAATGGAATTTTATTGCCGCAGCATTGCGTGAATTTCCTACAATCATTGCTAAAACATCTGAAGAAATCTTAGCTGAGATGGGTAAGCAAGCTACGCCAATTGAGCCAACAAATGAATCCTAACGTTTACTTACCATACCCAAGCCCACAAAACACTTCAGAACTAAATGAAGATGTAGCGGCTTTGTTGAATCAGCCAGGCGTGCCATTGCAATTATTGAATGAATACAACGCTGTAATGGCAAATCCTCAAACCCAAGTAACTATTGATGAAACTGAGGCAAACTCAGATTCAATGGACAATGAGTAATCCAGTCGGTAGACCAACTCTTTATGACCCATCGTTATGTGAGCGAGTAATCGCTTTGGGGAAACTAGGCAAAAGCATTGAACAAATTGCTTGCGA